GATGGCCTGCCCGCCGTAGAAAATGTAATATTCCTGGTTCCACTCGTCGTCAAAGCAAATGGCCTGCGTCAGATCAAACGCTCCCAGGGTGGCGGCCACCTTATCAGAGACCCGCTTGGCATTGCGCTCGTCGCGGACGGAGTTGGCCGCCAGTGACCACTCGTAGACCGAACGCCCGTAGACTGTGCGGGCGTTGTTGTCCACTAGCTTCGCCTGGCCCGGTGCTGCATTTCCGATGGAGCGGTTCAGTGACGAGGTGTAGAACGCCGCCGACACACTGCAGGGTAAGGGTGGAGTACGAACAGGAGTAGGCCGAGTCTGTTTTGAAGATCAGTAGGCGGTCATAGTGGCGGATCATAGCGGTAATGGGTGTATTGGCGCTGTCCACCGCCACCGTGTTGTACTGCGGGAAATACTCTGCCGACGCCTGCCCGTTCTCGTCCAGGCCGGAGAAAATCGCCTCGTTGGTGCCGTCTCCATACAAGAATGCCCGGCTGTCCGATTCGCCGTTGTAGAGCTCTGCAAACCGCATTCCGGTTACCTTGGCCCGCTCTCCCGTGCCCTTCCGCCATGTAAAGGTAATTGTGTTAACACCCTTTGGCGGCGCAGAGTCGAAGGTCACCTTTCCCTTTTCCAGGTCTGCCGTATACTTGATCTCGGTGCCCTCCACCGAGATGACCTCGTCCAGCTTGTTCTCAGGGAGCTGGAACTCCTTGGCCTCGCCATCCGGGGAATACTCCGCCCTCTTCTTCCCTGTCAGCAGATTCATCGGCTCCAGAAGCGTGCCGCCGCCAGTGGGCGGGGCCGCAGTAGTGACAATGGGTATGTATCCCTCCACCGCCGCCGGGGCCCCCTCACCGTCCCAGGAATAGTATTCCGTGCCGGTGAGGATGTAGAGCTTATCGGAAAAGCCAAACATGGAGGTCTGGCTGTCGTGGATGGCCCCCTTGTCCGCCGCCGTGCGCTCCTCCAGATCCAAGTCCCACAGGTGTCCGCCGCAGGCCGCCAGAACATGGTGCTTCCCCGCGATGTAGCCGCTCCACATCCCTCGGACCGGGTTCCCGGAGGACAGTTCCGCCAAGAGGCCGTAGCCGGGCCTGATTTGCAGATGGTTTTCGGCGGTAATGCGGAAATTGCGCATCTCGGCGGCCTCTCCCATTTTCATGTGTGTGTCGCCGTCGGGAGACTCGTTCAGGCCAAGCCACTTCTTAATCTGATAGATTTTGGTCTCACTGGTGCTGACAATGTTCGCCACGTCACCACCTCCCGAAGCATCCGTACTCAATCCCGCCGTACATGGTCTCGATGTCCTCCGCCTGCGCCGGAATCGCACTGCGGTACTCCTCCAGCAGCTCGTCATACCTCTGGTTGAAGTAGGCGGCCACGTCCGGGTTTTCATCCAGCAGCAGATGGGCCGCCAGCCCATAGGGAAGAACGCCCTGGCAAATACCGTCGTCCAGCCCGATCGGGGTGTCAAAGTCCGCAATCTCCGGGCAGATAGGCCGCTTGCCCGGCTCCGTCACCCGGTAGGTATCCGAGGCCGGAAAGCACTCTACCCGCAGTATGTTGAGAATGGGGATTGTGCGGTTTTTATACTCGCGGGTATCCGCCGTGTCGGTGGCACCAGTGGACTCGTTCACCTCGTCCATCAGGTTCATGGCCTTTTCAAAAATCCATTGGGCGGTCGTTGCCACGCCGTTCTTCCTCCTCTCTGTTGGCAGTCGGGCGGGGCTGCTTAACCGCCGGCGCCTACCACGGTGTAGCTGGCCACCGCGGAGGGGAACTTGCCGGTCTCCACATCCACGGCCTTGACCACAACGCCCTTCTCCGCGCTGAAGGTGTTGGAGTATACCTGCGCCGTAGCGGAATAGCGGGGGTCGGTGCCGTCCACGGTGTACTTGCAGGTGCCCTTCTTGGTGATGGTCACCGTGCCGGTGGTGTCCTTAATGGTGGGAGCCGCCGTCACACTGCCAGATGCTCCGGCCACGTACAGTCCGTTGGCCTTGGTACCCAGCACGAAGGAGTCGTGATAGATGCGCCCCTCCAGCAGATTGCCGCCGATGCCGGGCGGATCCTGGTGGATCTTCATGTCGTTCAGCTTCACCGGGTCTACCGTGGAGCCCTTGTACTTCACCAGGAAGTACACCCCGGCGGGCAGATAGGAGGCGGGCACCCGCTTGACTACCATATTGTCAATCTCTCCCACCTCGCCCTTGCTGACGGACTTCTTGCCCAGGGCCTCGATGGAGATGAACTGGTCAGACAGGGCCAGCAGCTTGAAATACTCGTTGGGGATGTAGAGGGTGCGGTTGCTCCAGGGAACCAGCCGGTCGGACATGGCCGCGCCAGCGTCGAAGATCGCGTCCACAATGTCGCCCTTGGTCGGCGCAGCAGACAGGCCCTCAATAATACCCGCATTGGTGCACCACTCGCGGAAGCGGTACTTGTCCACATAGGGAATGACCTGCTGCTCAATCTGCCGCTTGGCGGCGCGGGTGGCTCCCTTGATGTTGTACTGGTCGGACTGGTTGCCCTTGTCGATGGTGAACGTCCAGGACTTCTCGTCCCGCATGGTCATCTCCTGGACGGTATCACCCAGCTCCACGGGGGTGCCGTACCGGTTGGAACCGGTGCGCTGGTAGTCCACCAGGGGCACGGTGTCCACGCTCCACACCCGCACCGTGCGGGTGCCGGAGAAGGAGTAGTCGTGGCCGGTGGCGCTGTCGGTCAGAGAGTCCTGCTTGAATGCCTCGGCTACCTTCTTGGAGAAGGCTTCCGCTAAATTGATTGCCATAATACTTCCTTTCCGCCCTCACCGAACCGGGCGGAGGGATGGGCCTCACCGTCTCCGGTTCGGCCTCTTGGGCTCTTTTCCTTAATCTGCCTCGTCCCAGTATTTGGAGATGAGGCCGGCGTTGTCGTCTGCGGTGTCCCCGCCCAGGCTGCCGGGGGTCTTGTCCCGGTTGGCCTTGTTCTGCCGCTCAGCGGCCAGCTCGGCCTGGAGGCGCTTGTTCTCCCAGCGGGTGTACGCATTTGTGAGCGTGTCGCCCCCGCGCACCGCGCCCCACACCTCGGGCGGAATGCTCTTGGGATCTACGCCGGGGTATGACTGATAGAACGCCTCAATGTCCTGCTTCCGGGCCTGGGCCTGCTGCTGAGCATGCTTCAGAACGCTGTTTTGCTGGTCTTGATACGCCTGGATTTCGGCCCGCTGCCGCGCAAGGTCGGCCCGTTCCTTTTCCATGCTCACCCTGGCTGCCGCGTCCTGCTCGTTCATGCCGGTTGCGATGAGCTCCTGCTTTCTGCAATAGTCCAGGTAATCGCCAACCGACATACCGTTGCGCTGGGCGTAGGATTTCACCAGCTCCAGGGCGGGATCCGCTTCCTGTCGGTACTGCCGGAGCTGGTCTCGCTCCTGCCGCACATGGTCGTAGTCCCACCCCTTCTGCGCCATGGCGACCAGCTCGTCACGGGTCACCTGGCGGGTCTCGTCCCGGTTCTTGAGGGTAAACAGCTCCGGCTGCGCTACCGGCGCATCCGGCGCTTTTGGTTCCGCAGGAGGGGTTTCCTCGCCGCCCTTCGGCTGGTCTGCCGCAGCCGCCGACTCCGTCCCCTCTGCTTCGCCCGCCGGGTCCTCCGCGCTCCAGGCGGATTCAATGTCGCCCTGCACGGTCTCCATGGTCTCGTCCATATTGCTTCGCTCCTTCCCGCCCTGGTCTGGGCGGCTTTTATTTGGTCACGGCTGGTCCGCCGCTATACCCGTATCTGGGAGAGGTCCATTCCCTCCATGCCGGTCTGATTGATGGCCCTCTGTAGGTTCCCGTAGCCGGAACCCGCCGCCAGGTCGATTGTGTTACCCTGCCCGGCCTGTACGGCTCCCGTCTGCCCCTGCATGGCTGGCTGAACCATCCCCATCCGCTCCCGCAGGGTCTGAATCAGCTCCTGCTGGTTGGAGATGTAGCCGTTGGGCACCCGCTCCAGGTAGTCCACCACGTTAATCTGGCCGTTCATCAGGAGATTGTCCAGGGTCTGCATCTGCGCAATCTCACTCCAGTAGGCCGAGCCGCCCACGTCCAGCTTAATGGACAACGGCACCTGGTTGAGCAGGGAGAAGTCAAACTCCGTGGGCCGCGGCTTGTCGTCCGGCACCTGCCCCAGGTAGAGCATCTCCTGCTTCTCTTCCTCGGTTGGTTTCAAGTCCACATAGCGAACCCCATAGTAGGCCCGCATCTGATCCAGCCAGATACGCCCCAAATCCTCGACGCACTGGAAGAAATTCTGCTTGGTTAGCTCCATGGGCACCGAGGAGGCTTTCTGCAAGGCGATGATGGCGGAGGTGTTGTCCGGCCTGGTATCGCCCAGGGCCGCGTCTGTGGCCCCCATAAACTCCTTGGTGAGGGAGATGGCAAGCTCGATAAACTGGCTCACCTGGGGCGAGATGGCCGCCGGGTCGATGGCACGGGCCA